CACCTCCACCCCTCAACCTGCTGCCCACCCTCACGGTCAACCACCGCGGCCGCGTGTACCTCAGTGAGGAAATAGTGCAGCGCCTGCGCCTGCGCAACGGCCAGCCCGCCAACGTACTGCCGCCTACCCATAATAACCCCTGCTGGTACCTCGACCTACGGCCTGCCAATAAGCGCCGCATTACCTGGTATATGAGCAAGGGAGATAAGGCCCACAACAAGGGCACGCGGCCGCGCATCGAGTACATCACCCTGCCTAGCGGGCTGTTGGTGCGCGGCCAGCTGCTGCGCTTGCAGCTCGTGCCTGGCGACCCTGAATTTCCTTGCTATTATCCGCTACTCCCCGATGCCTTCTTTACCACCAAGCAAGCGCCGCCCCTGGCAGCCCGCGCCGCCTAAGCGTGAGTACGCCCCGCATGCTGCCCGTGACAGCCGCTACGACACGGCCGCCTGGCAGCGCGTGCGGGCCGCGCACAAAGCCGCGCACCCGCTCTGTGAGGCCTGCAAGACGCAGGGCCGCACAGTGGCGGCTACGGTGGTGGACCACATCAAGCCTGTGCGCCTCGGCGGTGACTTCTGGGCCACGAACAACCATCAAAGCTTGTGCACACCTTGCCACCAGGCTAAGAGTGCGTCAGAGCGCTTAAAACAGCCCCAGGGGGTAGGGGGTCAAAATCCTTAGGCGACCTCACGCCTACACCGTAGCCCAGCGTCCCGAAGACGCGCGTGCATAATTCAACTAGAAAATCCCAGCCATGCCAGCCGGCCGCCCGCCTAAGCCAACCGCCCTCAAAAAACTCGGTGGCACCCTGCAACCAAGTCGCCAAAATACCCTGGAACCAGTGCCCGAAGTAGCGCTCGGCATCCCGCCTAATTGGCTGAGCGCTACGGCCAAAGAATACTGGGCGGAGATAGGCGGCCTGCTGCTGCAAATGAAGCTCATCAGCTACGGCGATACCGCGGCCCTGATGTTGCTTACTGACGTGCTTGCCGAGTGGTGCATGGTGCGGAAAATTATTAAGAAAAAAGGCCGCACCTACCAGGTGCTCACCGAGGGCGGCATGACTTACCGGCCCCGGCCCGAGGTGGCAATGGAGTCCGACTTGTGGCGCCGCGCCCACCGCATGCTGGTAGAGTTTGGCCTGACGCCCGCGGCCCGCAGCAAGGTCAGCGCGCTAGGCGCGACGGAGGAAAAGGACCCATTATCCGCGCTGCTCGATGAAGCTAATTAGGCAACCCGAGGGCTCGACCATCTGCGGCCAGTGCTGCGTGGCCATGGTGGTGGGCAAGCCGCTCAAAGATGTCATCGCCACCTTTTGCCGCGGCGGGCGCGGCACCAGCCCCCGCATCGTGCGCTGGGTGCTCAAGCACTACCGCTACACTCCCGCGCCAGGCCTGCGCAAATTCAAGACTCGGTATGAGCTACCGCCGCTGTGCATGCTTAAAATTACCTACCCCCACCGCGAAACCGGGCACTGGGTGGTGTACAACGCCGGCCAGATTTATTGCCCTGGCTACGGCATCCACTCCTACGACGAATACGCCGCTCGCTACGGCAACTTCTTCACCCACTACCTCGGCTTCGATAAACCCAGATAACTTGCACCCATGGATTATCAGCAGAATTTACCTGAGGCAATACCCGATAGCGAGCGCCAGATATTGATTTTCGATGGCGAGAAGTTTGTTGTTGGCAAGTACGGCGACTTTGATGCCGAAGGCGCTGACTACTACGCTGAAGATCCTTATTACGAAATGATGCACCGCTGGAACTGTATCTGGTGGGCTGAGTTGCCACCCAAACAATGACCCTCGCCCCCTGGCACCAATACGCCCACGATGCCGCCGCCGCCGGCCGCGCCGAAGCCGCCGTGCAGGAGAAGCTGCGGCCCATCGTGCTGCGCATCGGCACCCTGAAAAAGGATAAGGACACCGACCACAGCGCTCAAATCGCCGCCCTGGAGCGCAAAGCCGAACCGCTGCGCGCCCAGCTGCGCGCCCTACCTCTGCGCGTGGGCCGCTACACCTGGCTGGCCTGCGAGCGCCACCTGCGCGACCTCGACGAGGGCCACGCCCGTGGGCTGTGGTTCGACGAGAAGCGCGCCAGCGTGGCCGTGAAGTTCTTTTCGCTGCTTACCCACAACAAAGGCAAGTGGGCGGGCAAGCCGCTCACGCTGGAGCCCTGGCAGCAGTTCTTTATCGCCTGCCTCTTCGGCTGGAAGCGCGCCGATGGCACGCGCCGCTTCCGCGAGTCGTACCTGGAGGTAGCCCGCAAAAACGGCAAGAGCACTGTCGGCTCGGGCGTGTGCCTGGAGCTGTTGGTACTTGACGGGGAGCCCGGCGCCGAAATCTATACGGCGGCCACTAAGAAAGAGCAGGCCCGCATTGTGTTTGGCGACGCCCAGAATATGGCCCGCAAGAGCACGGCTCTGCTCAAAAAAGTGAAGGTGCAGCAGCACGCCATTATGGTGGCCAGCACGCTCAGCACCATGAAGCCCATGTCGTCGGACTCGAAAACCGAAGACGGCCTCAACCCGCACGGCATCTACATCGACGAATACCACGCCCACGACAATGACGGGCTGTATTCGGTATTGAAGTCCGCCACCGGCGCCCGCGCCCAGCCGCTGCTCAGCATCATCACCACGGCCGGCTTCAACCGGCTGGGCCCCTGCGCGCAGCTGCGCAAGTCGCTGGCCAGCCTGCTCGAAGGCCAGCACCACGACGACTCGTACTTCGTGCTCATCTACTCGCTCGACGAAAAAGACGATGACTGGAACGACGAAACGTGCTGGCAGAAAGCCAACCCCAACCTGGGCGTGTCGGTGGGGCTCGACTACCTGCGCGAGCAGCACCAGGCCGCCGTGCGCCTGCCCTCGCAGCAGGTGAACTTTAAAACCAAGCACCTCAACCTCTGGACCGATGCCAGCAGCGTCTGGATTCCCAACGAGCTGTGGATGCAGGGCGCACACGGCACGCCCGCGGCCGAGCTGCTGGGCCGCAAGGCCTGGGGCGGGCTCGACCTGGCCAGCGTGCGTGACATCACGGCCCTGGTGTTTGTGCTACCAAAGGACGGCGGCGCGTTCGACGTGCTCTGCTGGTTTTGGGTGCCGGAAGATTCGGTCGATGAGCGCACCAAGAAAGACGGCGTGCCCTACCGCCAATGGGTGGACGAGGGCTACCTGCTCACCACGCCCGGCAACGTGACGGATTACAACTTCATCAAGGCGCAGGTGCAGGAGCTTTGCGAGCAATACCTGGTGCAGATGATTGAATACGACCGCTTCAACGCCTCGCAAATGGTGATTGACCTCACCGAGGCGGGCGTGCCCATGCAGCCGTTCGGGCAGGGCTTCGTGTCGATGAACGCGCCCACGAAAGAGCTTGAAAAGCTGGTGTTGGATGGCAAGATTCACCACTACGGCCACCCCGTGCTGGCCTGGATGATGGGCAACGTGGAGATTCAGCGCGATGCGGCCGACAACATGAAAATCAACAAGGGCAAGTCGAAGGAGAAAGTAGACGGTGCGGTGGCGCTCGTCGAGGCGCTGGGCGGCTACATGACCGGCGAAGGCCCCGAAACCAGCGTGTACGAAGAGCGGGGGCTGCTGATTCTGTAGGCTTCCCCCACTTTCCCCCGCCCGGCTTAGCAGTTCGGTAGGGCCACTTCGGAGCTTTGACCAAAGCAAAGCCCCGCCGTGCGTTTCAACTTCTGGAATAGTTCTTCTGCCCGCTCCACTGCCACCCCGCTGCAAGCGGCCGTGTCGGCTGAGCGTGAGCAGCGTAGTGCCGGTACGGTTACAGCCGTCAGCACCGAAAGCAACGACGCCCGGCTGCTGAGCATCCTGGACTTTGGCGGCGGCACGGTGGCTGGCGTAGCCGTCAACCAGCAGGCGGTGATGAGCATCGCCGCCGCCTGGGCCTGCGTGAACGCCATCAGCCAGGACATTGCCGGGCTGCCCTGCCAACTGTTTCGCCGCGTAGGCGAAGGCCGCGAGCCAGTTAGTGGCCACCCCGCTACCAACCTGCTCAACCTGCAAGCCTCGGGCCTGCAAAACAGCTTCCAGCTGCGCCAGACCATGACGGCCATTACCCTGCTACGGGGTAATGCTTACGCCCTCATCGTGCGCGCTGGCAAGCTCAAGCCCGTAGAGCTGCTGCACAAGCACCCCGACGAAACCACGGTGCTCAAGTCGGGCGGCCGGTTGTGGTACCGCTTCAGCGGCGACCCCAAAACCTACGCCGATTACGACGTGCTACACTTTCGCGGCCTCAGCCTCGACGGCGTGATGGGCGTGTCGGTGATTCACTATTTCCGCGAAACCTTCGGTAAGAATCTGGCGGCCAGCAAGAGCCAAACCAATTTTTACAACAACGGGGCGCAAGCCTCGGGCGCGCTCCAAACGGATAAAACCCTAAGCGCGGGCGCCCAGCAGCGTCTGGCCGATACGTTTGCCTTCAAGTACACTGGCGTCAACAACGCCGGCAAGCCGCTCATTCTGGAGGAAGGCTTGCAATACAAGGCCATCAGCATGGCCCCGGCCGATGCCCAGTTCGTGGAGGTTGCCAAGCTCACGCGCTCCGATATCGCCAGCATCTTCCGTATGCCGCCGCACAAAATCGGCGATTTGGAGCGCTCGACGAATAACAACATCGAGCAGCAGAGCCTCGACTACGTAGGTGATACACTCATGCCAATTCTGCTGGCGCAGGAGCAGGAATATCGCTTGAAACTGCTATTGCCCAGCGAGGTCGAAGCCTGCTATTTCCGGCACAACCTCTCGGCTCAGCTGCGTTCCGACGCGACAGCCCGCGGCAACTTCTACGCCAAGCTCTTTCAGGTGGGCGCGTTCAGCCCCAACGATATCCTGGCGCTTGAAGACCGCAACGGCATTGGTGAGGCTGGCGACGAGCGCTTTATCCCTGTGAACATGGCCCCACTCAGCCGCATCGGCGAGCTGACCGACGCCCAGATTGCCGGCCGCACCAAACCAGTTAACGCGCCCCCGGCGCCACCCGCAAATGAGTAAGCCTCTGAACATGCCCGAAGGCCGGGAAGCCCGCGTAGTCACCACGCCGCCCCGAATTGAATACCGCGCCGTGGAGGGCGGTGGTCAGGAGCCGGCGGCTTTCGTTGGCCAGGCGGTAGTGTGTGGTGTGCGCTCGGTGCCCCTGGGGTACCCTGGCTTTCGTTTCGTGGAAATTGTTGACGCGCACGCCCTCGACACCACCGACATGACGGATGTGCTGGGCGTCTTCAATCACGACGAGGACCAACTGCTCGGCCGCACCCGCAACAACACGCTGACGCTGACGCGCACGGCTGACGGTGGCCTGGAGTACCGCATCCCTTACGACGCACAAGACCCCGACCACCAGCGGGTAATGCGCAAGATTGAGCGCGGCGATGTAGACGGCAGCAGCTTCATGTTCCGGGCCAAAAAAGACGACTGGACCGAAGAGCAGGACGCAGCTGGCGGCAGCCTCTACGTGCGCACGGTGCTGGAAATCGAAACCCTGTACGACGTGTGCCCCGTCACCCGCCAGGCCTACCCCGACTCGACGGCCGCCAAGCGCAGCCTTGACCACTACCAGCAGGAGCATCCGAAACCCGACTTCGATTGCCCCGAAATCGCCCAACTAAGTCAGCAGCTAGCGCTTACTGCCCGCCAATAATTTTCACTCTTACCTTTTTTCTGCAAAAATGAACCTTCGTGAGCTGCGCGAGAAACGCGCTAACAAAATCAAGGAAGCCCAAGGCATCCTAGACAAATCTCGCGGCGAGAAGCGCAGCTTAACGCCCGAAGAAAAGACCCTCTACGATAACCTGCTCGGTGAAATCGACGTGTTGAAAGAGGACATTACCCGCGAAGAGCGTGCTGAGGAACTGGCTGCTGAACAGGCCGGCCAAACTGCCCCCCTCACCACCAACACGCACACCACCACGGAGGCCCGTAGCATTGCCAGCTACTCGCTGCTCAAAGCCGTGCGTTCGGTCATGCCTGGCGGCGCGCCGCTGGAAGGCATCGAGAAGGAGATGCACCAGCAGGCGGTGGCCGAGGCCCGCGCGGCCGGCGAAAGCGTGCACGGCGTCGGCATCCCGCAGATGCTGCTCACGCCGCAGCGGCGCGACAACTCCATCACCATGCCGACCCAGCCGCAAGACGGCTCGGCTGTGATGTACCAGGACACGGTGCGCCCTATCATCGACCTGGCCCGCCCGCGGACAGTGCTGCGTGAGCTGGGTGCCACCTTTCTGACCGGCCTGACTGGCAACATCGGCGTGCCGTCGCTGGCTAGCGGTGCCGTTTCGACCTGGAAGGCGGAAGTGGCTGAGTTGGATAAGTCGAATCAGACCTTCAGCGATGCCGAGATGAAGCCGCACCGGCTGGGCACCTATGCCATCCGTTCCAAACAATTCCTGATTCAGACCGCTCCCTCGGTAGAGGCGCTGCTGCGCCAGGATTTGGAGAACAGCATTGCCCAGGCCCTGGAGCTGGCCGCTATCAGTGGTACCGGTGCCAACAACCAGCCGCTTGGGGTGCTGCTTACGCCTGGCATCAATGCCGTGGCGCTGGGCGGTGCCAATGGTGGCCCCGTTTCGCGGGCCACGCTCATCGCGCTGGAAGCGGCCGTTGAGTCGAGCAACATCAATACCACCACGCTCGGCTATCTGCTCAACATCGCCACCAAAGCGGCGCTGAAAAATACCCGCACGGATGCCGGTTCGGGCCTGTTCCTGCTCGACAGCAACGACACGCTCAACGGCTACCCCTACCGCTCGACTACGAACGTGCCGAAAAACCTGACCGTGGGCACTACGGCGGGTGCAGCTTCGGCCGCCATTTTCGGCGACTGGAGCAAGCTACTCATTGGCCAGTGGGGCGGCCTCGACCTCACGGTTGACCCCTACACCCTGGCTACCAACGGGCAGATTCGCATCATTATCCAGTCGTTTTACGACGTGCTGGTGGCGCAAGCTGCTGCCTTCGCCGTGGCCAAGGACATCACCACGAACTAAGCCTGAAAATGGCCCGGCTGGCTTGTGCCGGCCGGGCCTATTATTCACTTGTTTAGCCCCCTCATTTCGATGGAAACTGCTGCCCAAAAGGCCAAAAAGCTCGCCGATGATGCCAAAAAACTGGCTTCTGACGCTGAAAACGCGGTAAAACAGGACGAAATACCTGAGAACCCGCAGAAAATCAAGATTTTGCGCGCCCACCACGAATACGGCTATTTCGCCGGTGATGAGCCTTCGCTGCTGCCTGAGCACGCCGCCTTGCTCGTGGCTGGCGGCTACGCCGAGCTAGTAACTGAGGCCGAAACCGAAGAATAAGCCCCCATGCTCACGCCCCCGGCGCTTGCCGCCCCGCCCCTGACGCTGGCCACCGTGAAGGTGCACCTCAAGCTCGACCCCGCTGACACCAGCGAGGACGCGCTGCTGAGCGGCTACCTGCGCGCGGCTATCGGTACGTTTCGGACGCACAGCAAGCGCCGGTGGCCCGAGACAAACGAGCCGGTGGATACGCTGGTCGTTACCGACAATAGCACGGTACCAGCCACGGTCACTACTACCGTGCTGGGCTACACCGACCCGGCCGTGCTAAATGCCGACGAGCAGGCCGCGGCTGAAAGCTGGCTGCTGCTCACGCTGGGCCACCTCTACGAAAACCGCCAGAGCGTGGTGGTGGGGCTCAACCTGACCGAGCTGCCGCTGGCCAGCAAGTTTTTGATGAATATGCTTCGGGAGCCTACTATCTAATTTATTATGGAAGAGCAATTTGAAAAGGCAGTAGCCGATATCGAAAGCGCCGCCAATGGTATCGCAGGCGCAGTGATGGCTGGCGACATGGCCTACGCCCAGAAACGGCGCACTGACATCGGCTTTGCGGCTGAAGTGCTGCGCCGCAATGGTGCTAAGGTTGATGTTGATAGCATCATTACCAGCGCCGATAAGATGGTAGAAGCCTGTCGCCACCGTGACATGCACAGCTCGTTTGTCCACAATGTCAAAATCGGGGAAATCCTAGCCCCGCTCTGCGAATAGGATGAACTTCGGCAAGCTCGACCGCCACCTCACGCTCCAGAAGCCCGCCCCGGCTCCCGCCAACCTCTTCGGCGGGCCGGGCCAGCAGTCCACGTTTAGCGACGTGGCCAAGGTGTGGGGCGATGTGGAGCCGGTCGCCGGCGGCGAAGGTGTACTGGCCGACCAGCTCACAGCCACAGCCCGCCAGAAAATCACCATCCGCTACCGCGCCGACGTGCAGCCCGATTGGCAGCTGGTGCTCGAGGGCCGCATTTACCACATTACCGACGTGCAGCAGTTCGGCCGCCGTGTCGGCCTGATTCTCACCGTCTACAGCCGCGGGCTGCTGGCCCCCGTCACCACTACGTTGCGCGTGCACACCGCCGTTTTTGCCCCTGCTTTCGCCTGATTATGCTGACCCTTACCGGCCTTACTGAACAGCTCGACGAAGATATTCGCAACAAAACGTTGCCGGGCACCCTTACGCCCGACAACGAAGCGGATGCTATTCAGCGCGCCTACGCCTTCGTAGTGCAGGAGTTCGCGCGGGCAATAATGCGCGGCAACCACACGGGCACTCAGCTAGCCGCTACCATCAGCGACTTTACGGCAGCCGTCAAGCTGCTGCTCACGCCCGCCAACCTGCCCGCCGCCACCCTAGCCGATGCCCGCGGCTTTCTGGCGCTCATCATGCCCGACCTGAAGGCGCAGTTTGTGCAGCTCGGCAACACGCCCGTACCCGTCAATGCCGCGCCGGCCGCCACCAACGTCACGGTGACGGGCACGCCCACGGTGGGCCAGCAGCTGGCCGGCAGCTACGTGTACAGCGACGCGGAAGGCGATGCCGAGAGCGGCACGGCCAAGCAGTGGTTTCGTAGCGACAATACCAGCGGGCTCAACCGCACGGCCATCGCCGGCGCTACGGGTAGCACCTACACGCTGGTAAGTGCCGACCTGGGCAAGTTTATTCAGTTTGCCGTAACCGTAGCTGCGGCCACCGGTGCCACCACAGGCACCATTACCTACAGCGGTTACACGGCAGCCGTGGCGGCGGTGCCGGTAGTAGGCGGCGGCTTGACTGAGCTGCGCATCGACAGCAAGGAGGAGTCGAAAACGCCGGGCAACGTGGTGTACAACGGTGTAACATTCGTGCCAGGCGCACCCTTCTGGAGCGGCGGCGGCGATTACAACGATGGCAGCCCGGTAGCGGGTACCGCCAACCCACTGGCCTACCAGAATGGCTACTACATCACCAACCAAGGCACGCTCCTTGGCACGGACCTCACGCCCAACTCAACGTATAATTTGGTGCTGAGCATGCAGTCCTTCGATACGACGAGTGAGTTTAATCTAAGTATTGGCGGCGTCCAAAAAGAGTCGCTACTGAACGTGGCTACCGCCGCGAAAAACACACCGAACGGCAACGCCGATGGGTCGCGCACGGCATTGCAAAGACGCTACCCCATTACCACGGATGCCACTGGCAACGCGCAGCCAGTGGTGATTAATCTAGCGGGCGGCGCGGCCTTCATCGGCACGGCTGAATTTGTGGCTCCTGGCACCCCCTCAGCACTCGCATAATGGTACTGCTTAGCACACTTTTAGCCGGGGGGCTGACCTTCAGCCTTCGTGGTGACAGCCGCTCAAAAGGTATTGGTGCCAGTGAGTTTGATAAGACCTACGCGGTGGTGGTGCCGCGAGAGAACGGAGGTGTTTACGATGACTACAGCATCGCCGGCATTACGGTAGAGCTGTTCGAGGATGCGCGCATTCCGGTCTACCAGCCGGGCGTCCACGGCCTGCTCAACATCTGCCTAGGGACCAACAACGCCCGAGAGAAAATGCCCACGGCTGACTTCCTGAGCCTCTACGACCATAAGCTACAGTTGGCACTTCGTCAGAACTGGCCGAAGCAGCGGCTGCCGATTGAGTCGATATGCTGGTTTGATGCTTATGGCGCGGGCTCCGAGGCGCTAGTGCTCGACTATAACGCCGGCTTGCTGCGCTTGGCAGAAACCAACGGATTGCCCTACGTGGATTCCTATTCCATTATAGCTGCCCGGCCCGACCGGGAAAGCCTCTTTGTGGTGGAATCAGGCAAGCACATACATGAGAATGACTTAGGCCAGCGTGCCCGCGCCGACATCTGGGCTACGGCCGACCTGACGCCCCGCGGCAGTGTTGCCGTTCCCTTCATCCCCCTAACCCGCCGCTGGACCAATGGCTAATTCATCTGGCATCAGCTTCAAGGGCTTCGACGACCTGGACGCCGTGCTGGCGGGCCTGGGCGATAAGCTCGGGCCGCAGACGGTCAACAAGATTTTCAACAAGGCCGCCAAACCGCTGGTAAAGCGGGCCAAAGAACTCAGCAGCAATGCCGACCAATCGGGCGAGACTACCAAGTCCATCGGCGTGCTCAACAACCGCAAGCAGGGCGGCATTTCAGTCGGCCCGCGCCGCGGCAACGGCTACAAAGGCCACCACGCCCACCTGCTGGAGTACGGCACGGCCCCGCACATCATTCGGGCGAAGGCCGCTGATGGCTTGCTCAAGTTCGCCGGCACCTACGCCAAAGAGGTGCACCATCCGGGCATTGCGCCGCAGCCCTTCATGCGGCCGGCCGCCGATGCCACCCTGCCGCAAGTGATTGAAGGCGCGAAAGATGGGTTTCGGGAAGTTATTGAATCCGAGTTTAAATCAGTTTTTAAGTAATGAGCAACAACCAAAATATTCCACTCGCTGGCGTGCGTCACTTTAGCCGTCATCTGCGCGAATTTGAGCATGCTAGACTTGAAGAGATTAAGCAGGCTATTTCAACATATGCGCTCGCTGGTGAGCCGCTGCCTAAAGAGTGGATAGGTGAATATCATATGCTGCTAAAAAGAGTCCAAGAGCCGCTTCCTCAGTTCGTTCCAACTACCACTATAGAGCTTGAGGACGGGACTTATTCTTTGCCTGAAATTCCAGTAAAAAGCTAAATAGTGGAACCTGGCGCTATCCTCTATGCCCTGCTCAGCCAGGCTGCCCCCGTGGTGGCCCTGCTGAACCATGCCCAGGTGGGGCTGCGCATCTACCCGCTGCGCGCCCCGCAGGGTACGCCGCTGCCCTACGCCGTCTACCAGGTGGTGAGCGCGCAGTCCGATGCGACGATGAACTGCGACCTCGACGACACGGCCCGCGTGCAGCTCAGCCTATTCGCCGCCACTTACCCCGACCTCACGGTACTGCACGCCGCCTGCCGCTCCGCCGCTCACGGCAAGCGCGTGGGCACGGCCACCGTCGATTTCGACAGCTACCAGGAGGCCTACCAGGATAACGCTACCTGCTTTCTGCGCACCCAGGATTACCTCTTTGAAGGCCTTGCCCCTTAGTATTTCACTCTCACCTTTTTTTCTGCAAAACAATGGCTCTTAATAAGATTTACGGCCGCAACGTGGTGCTGCGTGTGACGCGGGACGTGAGCGGCACGCTTACTAAAATCCTGGTCGGCTGCATCACCGACATGGGCATCGACATCGACCGCGACAGCGAGGAAGCCACCTGCACGGCCAGCGGCGAAGCCAAAGAGTTCGTGCCTGGCCAGTACGGCTGGACGGCCAGCCCGAACCTGAACGTGCGCCAGGCCACCGGGGCCGATGCCGCCACCAACGTGACGGCCGAAAACTTCATCGACCTCACGCTGAGCGGCGAAATCATTGATGTCGAGTTCGACATGGGCAACACGGTAGCCGGTACTGGCAATGCCGTGGACAGCGCCCGCTACGCCGGCCAGTGCTTCATCACCAAAGCCAGCCTGAAAGGCCAGCAGAAGGGCATCGCCACGTTTGCCACCACCCTGCAAGGCACCGGCGAGCTGGTGAAGGTTCCCTAAGCATTTCCGCTTCCATCTTCCAAAAAACCCACCCGGTTTCCGTGGTGGGCTTTTTGGGCGAAACCCAACTCTTTTTCTGCAAACAATGGAAGTTAACACCACCCCCAACGCCGCCCGCGGCGAGGCCACCATCACTATCGGCGGCGAAAAGCACACCATTCGCTTCGGCATGAACGTGATGCGCGACGTGACTAAGCTTACCGGCCTGGGCACCGGCGAATTCGCCAACCTGCTCAGCACGGACTTTCCCGAGGCATCCACAGCCCTGGTAGCCTGCGCCGTAAAACGGTTGCCCGGCAAGCAGGCCTTCACCCAGGACGATGCTGGCGACCTAATTGATAAGCTTGCTGCCGATGAAAATGAGGCGTTGGCTGAGGCTATGAAGGAGGCTGTAAGTGTGGGCCCTTTGATGGCCGCCCTTCTCAAGAAGGTAGCGGCCAAGCAGTCCGCCTTAGTGCCGAGCGAGAATGGCATCAACACCTCGACTTCGCCTTCGGTGAGCTAGAGCTGCCGGCAGCCGAATTCTGGGAAATGACCCTCTCCGAGTTCGACCGCCGCTGCCGGGGCTACCTGCGCCGCGAGGCCGAGCAATGGCGGCGCACGCGCTGGCTGGGCACTGTTCAGCTCAATTCCAATCGTGGGCCGGATGATGCCGTGCTCGTCCCCGAGGAAATAATGCCGCTCTATGGCGACCTGGCGCCCCAGGAGACGGTGCAGGTAATGAGTGAAGAAGAATTTAACCGCATCGCGGGCCTAGCCTAGCTTATTTTATGTCCGATATTCTTGCCAGTGTCAGCGTTGTTTTAGGGGCCGAAATCGGCGGCTTTAAAGCCGCGATGGCGCAGGCCCGCAAGGAGCTGAAAGGCCTGGTGCAGTTCAGCGAGGGCCTCAAGGACATCGGCAGCAGCCTAACCACCTACGTAAGTGCGCCCCTGGCTCTGCTGGGGGCCGCTTCGGTAGCGGCCAGCGGCAAGGTCGAAAGCCTGAAAAAGGGGCTGGAAGCCATTACGCTGCAAGAGTTGGGCAAGCAGGGCGTCACGGGCCTGGGCGCATTGCAGGAAGCGGCGCAGCAGACTACGCAGCGTATGAGCCAGCTCGAGCAGATTGCTAAGCAGCCGGGCCTAGGCTTTGAGGGCGCGGTGCAGGGCGACGTGCGCCTGCGCGCCGTGGGCATCTCGGCTGAGCAGTCGGCTAAAAGCATCAAGGCCTTTGCCAACGCCATCGCCACCACTGGCGGCGGCAAAAGCGAGTTCGACCGCGTGACCGTGCAGCTAGCCCAGCTCAGCGCCAAGGGCAAGGTATTGGCCCAGGACCTGCGGCCAATTATTGAGGCAGCCCCTGCGGTTTCGGGCGCGTTGCAGCGCTTGTACGGTACGGTGGATAGCGAAACCATCAGTGCCAGCCTGGCCAAGCAGGGCAAGAGCAGCACCGACTTTATTGCCGTACTCACCGATGAGCTGGCCAAGCTGCCGCAGGTAAGCGGGGGCCTGAAAAATGCGTTTGAGAACCTGGCCGACACCACCACCCTCAGCCTGGCCAAGCTCGGCGATGGCATCAGCAAGTCGCTGAATCTGCCCGGCGTGCTGGCCAGTCTGAGCGACGGCATCAGCCGGCTTTCGGATGCGTTTGCGGGCCTCTCGCCCGGCGCGCAAAAGCTTATTGTCGGGCTGGGCGTTGTAGCAGCTGCCACTGGCCCCGTACTGCTGGCCATCGGTACGCTGGGCGCGGCACTGCCTGCCATCACGGCCGGCTTTGCCGCGCTGGGCGTCAGCTCACTGGCCGCCCTCGGGCCGATTGGCATTGCGGTGGGCGCCGTGGGCGTGGCCGCCGCGCTCATCATCGACCACTGGAGCGACATCACGGCCTACTTTGCCCCTACGGGCGAGGGCGGGCAGGTATTCAGCAACCTAGCCACGTCCGTCTCGGAATCGGTCAACTCCATCAGCCAAGCGTTTGGGCAGCTGAGCGGGGGCGGCAATTTTGGCGACCTGGTATCGGCTACCGGTATTTTCAAAGCCGTATTCCGCGACCTCGCGGTAGGCGTCACAGCCGTGTCGGACGTGCTGGGTGGTATCATCGGCACCATCTCCAACTTTGCGCTGGGCATCAAGCAGGCATTCAGCGGGGAAGAAGTGACGGGCTTCTCGGCTTCGCTTCGGGAGCTGGAGCGGGCGGCCTTCGGCCTCATTGACCCGCTGGCCAACCTGCTGGGCTTTACCAAGAGAACGCAGGAAGCCTTCGACGGCGCAGCCGGCGGCGGTGGCCGTTTCGGCACCTCGCTGCTACAGGCCAGCGGCATCCTGACGGGCTTCACGGCCCAGCTGCAAGGCTTCGCCGGCGGGCTGCCTAATTTCGGAAAGTCGTTTGAGCAATATGGTGGCATTCTGGAAAAGCTGCGCCTAAAGCTTAAAGACCTCAAAGAGCAGCGCGACAAGGAAACCACTGAAAAAGCGATTTTCAGTGATAACGCGGGCATCAAGGCGCTCGAAAAGGAAATCGCACGCCTGGAGCAAAGCGAGAAGGCCGGCAAAAAAGCGCTTGACGCCATCACTAAGCTGCGCCTGGAGCTATCCCGCCTCACCGCCCTCGATAACCTGCTGGGCAACACGCCGAGCGAGTTGGAGGTATTGGAGCGCCGCTCGGCTACGCTCAGCGCCGGTCTCAAAACGCTGGTAGATGCGGGTGTGAGCACCAGCTCAAAAGCGTTTCAGGGCTTTGCTGCCGACCTGGTAAAAACCAGCCAAGCCGCTGATAAGCTCATTGGCAGCGCTGGGGCCCTGGGCGGCGTTTCGGCCAAGCTCACCGGCCTAGTGCCTACTACCATTGGCGACACGCTGCCCCGCGACGTGGCCCGGCTGCTGGGCGACTACGCGAAAAAGCCGATTGAGCTGCCGCTGAAAGTACTGGTAAAGGTGCAAGAAGTCGGCTTCACCTCTAATCCGGCCCAGGCCTTGAATAATGCGCTGGTAACCTTCGGCCAGGGCATGAAGCAGGTGAGCGTAACAGCCGATGCCTTCGGCAGCAACATCGCCGCCGCGTTTGGGGGCTTCGATACGGCAACTGCCAAAATCGGCTTGGCCCGGGCGGCGCTACAGGACTTGCTGGCGCAGGGCTTCGCGCCATCTGACCCTGCCGTGCAGGGCTTTGTGAAATCTATTCGCCAGTACACCATTGAGGCCCAAGGCGCTCAGATTGTAAGCCAGGGCTTAACGAGTGCTCTTTCGGGTTTGGGCACCAGCATCGGCGAGTCGCTGGCTAACGGCGGCAATGTGCTGGAGGCGGCCGGGCAGTCGCTGCTCAAGTCGCTGGCCAGCATCGGCCAGAAGTACGGTGAGTTCCTGATTGCGCTCGGTATCGCCGATGTTGCCACCGGCTTTAATGCAGCGAAGGGCGCTGCCGAGATTGCGGCCGGCGTAGGCTTGATTGCTGCCTCAGGGCTGCTTGGCTCAGCAGCGGGTGGCGGTGGCGGCCGGGCGGCGAGTAGCCCCACTAGTTCGCCCACTACCTCGAACTACGGCCAGAACAGCAACAGTACCCAGAAAATAGTAGTGGAGGTCGTAAGCCGCCTACGTGGGCAGGACTTGGTTGCCATCGGCCAGGGTAGTGCCTACCGTAACCGCGTTGGCGGCTAATCACTTGTATTCTACCCTGCCTCCTGGTAGGCTAGTGGCAGCTATTCGGTCTAGCTCGGCCCACGCCCGCTTCATGGGGTTGGTGCCAGGGCCAGTATAGCGCACGGGCATTTCTTTGTTTTCCATACGGGCGGCCATCGTGGCGGCGTTCTTTACGGAAAAGGTTGCCTGAAAGGTAGTATTGCTTCCGCTCGCATCTGCCATGCTCACCGCCTGCAATTTGATATACAGTACACCGTCTGTCGATTTTAGCGGCGTGCTGATAAACATGGCGTCATTATCCTTGCGGTCGATGCCGTACCCATTAGACAGGAACCCGCGCACTACTTGCCGATAAGCTGTCTGGGCGCTGTCGGGCGTGTGTATGATAATTGTTGCCGCATTCTTGCCGGGCACATCCTGAGCCAGCGCGGGCGTGGTGGCAGCCAGCAGCGCGGCGAGTAAGTAGTGTTTCATGTATAGCTCAGCATAAAAAGAATGGCCAGCGTCACCCCCACGGCCAGCAGCAGCTGGGCGGGCTTGCTCAGGCGGGGCCGCCGCTCGGGGTAGCGCGTGAGGCGCAGGCGGCGGGTACGGGTGGGGTGGTAGCGCATGGGGCGTGAAATATAGCACCTTCCCCCACTTTCCCC